GGCAGTTTCGAGTTGGCCCGTCGTGTGCGCGAGGCAGCAGCCATGAAACCCGTCTGGGCGGTGGCCAACGATGCCGCGTATTCAGCGGCCTATGCGATTGCCGCCAGCGCCCAGCGGCTGTTTGTGACGGAAACGGGTGGGGTCGGATCCATCGGCGTGATTGCGCTCCATGTCGATCAGTCAGTCAAGGATGCCAAGGACGGCTATCGGTTCACCGCTATCACGGCGGGCGCCCACAAGAACGACTACTCGCCTCACGAGCCCTTGTCGGATGCTGCCAAGACCGAGCTGCAAGGCGAAGTGGATCGGCTCTACGCCATCTTCACCGAGCACGTGGCTGCGATGCGAGACCTGGACGTTGATGCCGTGCGCGCCACCGAGGCTGGACTCTTCTTCGGCAGCAATGCTGTGGCCCAAGGACTGGCCGATGGCCTCCAGACGTTGGAGGCCACCCTCAGCGAATTCCACTCGTATCTCAACGCCCGTAACCATCCGCCGTCTCAGGTGCGGGGCGTCATCCGTGCTGAGGCGGCACCCTTGAAGAAGGAAATGACCATGAATGAAGAAGAGAAAGTGATCGAGCCTAACGACACCATCAGCACCGACGAAGCTGCCGTGCTGGTGGCTGAAGCCCGCCGAGAGGTGACTCAGGCTGCCCAGGCCATCGCCGAGGTTTGTCTGCTGGCCGGCTGCCCCGACCGCGCGGCCGAGTTCATCGCCGCCGGCAAGACCGAAGCTGACGTCCGGCGCGTCCTGATTGACGCCCGTGCGGCACGGTCTGAGGCCGATGACATCCGCTCGACCATCACCGTGGATGCTGGCACGCAAAACATCGACCGCCCAGAAGCCTCACCCATAGTGGCCGCCGTCAAAAAACTCACGGCCCAGGCCTGACGCACCAGACCCAGAAAGGACTGAACCATGACCTCCATCACCGAACAAAACAACCTCGGCGACCTCTTGAAGTACGAAGCCCCCAACCGCTACTCGCGTGACGTCGCCACCATCGCCGCTGGCCAGAACCTGCCCTTGGGCACGGTACTCGGCCGCAACGCCAGCGATGGCAAGCACTACGCCATCGACCCGGCCGCCACAGACGGTACCGAGTCCGCAATCGGGGTGCTCGCCAACGCCATCGATGCCACCAATGCCGACCGCGGCGATGCCATCCTGATCGTGCGCCACGCCATCGTGGCCAAGACCGCGCTGGTCTGGCCGCTTTCCCTCACCGGCGCCCAGCGCATGGCCTACGAGCAGCAACTGGCCGAGCGCGGTGTGCTGGTGCGTGAATCCGCGTAAACACCATCCGTTTTTCCATTCCCCCGAACCCGCCTGGCCGTCTGGCTTGCGCGGGTTTCGTCATTTCTGGAGCCTCGAATGAACAACCCGTTTCTGAACCCTGGATTCTCGATGGCCAGCCTCACCGCCGCCATCAACCTCATCCCCAACCGCTATGGCCGCCTGGAGGCTTTGAACCTGTTCCCGGCCAAGCCGGTGCGCACCCGCCAGATCATCGTCGAGGAGTACGCCGGTAAGCTCAACCTGCTGCCCACCAAGCCGCCTGGCTCGCCCGGCACGGTCGGTGAACGTGGCAAACGCAAACTGCGCTCCTTCGTCATTCCGCACATCCCGCACGACGATGTGGTCCTGCCCGAAGAGGTCCAGGGCATCCGTGCCTTCGGCTCCGAGACCGAGATGGAAGCCATCTCCGGCGTGCTCGCTCGTCACCTGGAGACCATGCGCAACAAGCACGCGATCACGCTGGAGCACCTGCGCATGGGTGCATTGAAGGGTGAAATCCTGGATGCCGATGGCAGCGTCATCAGCAACCTGTTCACCGAATTCCAGATCACGCCGCAATCGGTCAACTTCGATCTGGCCAATGCCAACAGCGAGGTCAAGGGCCACTGCTACGACCTGCTGACCAAGATTGAAGACGCCCTGCAGGGTGAATTCATGACCGGTGTGCATGTGCTTTGCTCACCAGAATTCTTCCGGGCACTGACCACCCACAAGGAGGTCAAGACCGCCTACACCAACTGGCAGCAGGGTGCGGTTCTGATCAACGACGTGCGTTCGGGCTTCACCTACGCCGGGGTCACCTTCGAGGAATACCGGGGCCAAGCCGCCTACCTGCAGGCCAATGGGGATCTGGGTACCCGCCGCTTCATTACTGCGGGCGAAGCCCATGCCTTTCCGCTCGGCACGGTCGATACCTTCGGCACCTACTTCGCCCCGGCCGACTTCAACGAGACGGTCAACACGCTGGGCCAGTCGCTGTACGCCAAGCAGGCTCCTCGCCAGTTCGACCGTGGCACCGATCTGCACACCCAGAGCAATCCGCTGCCCATGTGCCACCGCCCGGGCGTGCTGATCAAGCTAACCGCCTGATCCGATGCCAGTTGCGTTTGAGCGCGCGGTCTCGCGCCTGTTTGCCCGGTTGGGGGTGCCCGGCACCTACCGGCTGGCCGATGGTCGCGTGATCGCCACGCGATTCATCGCCAAACAGGCCGATGTGGTCGAGTCCTTCGGCGACACCCGGTTGGCACTGGCCACCCACCGCTTCGATGTGATGGCTCGTGACGTTGCATCTCCCCGCGAGGGCGAGCGCTTCACTGTTGCCGGCCAGACCTACCAGGTGGTGGGTGAACCCCTGGCGGATCGGGACCGCTTGATCTGGACGCTGACTGGAGCACCGCTATGAAGCTCATAGCGGCACTTGCTGGCAATCTGGATCAGATGCTGGCCGATGAAGTGCGCATTGCTGAACAGGCGGTCACGCATTCCATCCGTGAAGCCACCGATGGCCTCAAGACCGAGTTGCGCAGCCAGGTCACCGGCGCGGGCCTCGGCCAGCGCTTGGCCAACACCTGGCGCGCTGAGGTCTATCCCAAAGGCAAACTGAGCATCAAGGCCGCAGGCCTGGTCTATAGCCGGGCGCCCGTCATCGTCGGCGCCCATGATCAGGGGGCCACCATCCGTTCCAAGGATGGGTTCTGGCTGGCGATCCCGCTGCCGGCTGCCGGCAAAGGCCCACGCGGCAAACGCATGACCCCCGGTCTTTGGGAAAAGATTCGCGGCCAGCGCCTGCGTTTTATCTACCGTCGAGGCAAACCCTCCCTTCTCGTCGCAGAAAACCAGCGCGCCCGCCAAGGCCAACGCGGTGGTTTCTCCGCCGCCTCACAAAAGGCCCAGACCACTGGCCGAGGGCTGGTCACGGTCCCGATGTTCCTGCTCGTGCCCCAAGTGACCCTGAAGAAGAAATTCGACATCGACCGCAGCTCGCGCCGGTGGATCAGCACGCTGGCCCAGCGCATTGCCAACCGTTTCGATGAAGCCGACCGCAAAGGGGCAGCGTCATGAGCCAAAGAGAAAACGCGATCGGCGCACTGTTCGTCCTGCTGGGCCAGCTGTCCCTGGGTACCTCAGGCGCCACGGTTAAACGCAACGCCGCGTTACCTGAGCGCATAGCTGACCACGCCATGGCCATCCTGCGCGACGGCGAAATGGGCGAGCCCGAGGTGTCGCTCTCGCCGCTGACCTACCACTGGCAGCACCATGTGGCCATCGAACTGTTTGTCGCCGACCCGGATGCCGCTGCGCGTGATTCACGCATGGATGGCCTGCTTACCGAGCTCGCCACACTGATCGAAGCCGACCGAACGCTCGCCGGTGTCGTCGAGTACGCCGAAATCGGTCAGCCGAAGTTCGATGAACTGGCCCCCGATGGGACCAGCGGCATCAAGGCCTGTCTGCTGCCGGTGGTCCTGCACTACAGCAGTGCCGGACCGCTTTCCTGAAATCACATCTCAAATCACATCCACAAGGAGTACTGTATGGCCCGTGCCTACGGCGCGAACGCCAGCCTCTTGGCCGCGTTCGAATCCACCTATGGCAGCACCCCGGTAGATGGCTACTGGCAGCTGCCCTTTGTATCCACCTCACTCGGCTCTGAGCAGGGGCTGATCGCCAACGACCTGATCGGCCTTGGCCGGGATCCGAGTGCCCCGATCCGCGACGTGATCAAGGTCGAGGGCGACATGGTCGTGCCGCTGGACGTGCGGCACATCGGTCTGTGGCTCAAGGCCTTGCTGGGCGAGCCCACCTCGGTGGGGACTGGTGTGGCGACCCATACCTTCACTTCTGGCAAGCCGAGCCTGCCCAGCCTGACGCTGGAAACGGGTCTGCCAGACATCCCTGCCTGGTTCGTCGCTTCCGGCGTCATGGTCAACAGCCTGCAGGTGGGCTTTGCCCGCTCGGGAGCCGCGAACGCCACGGTGGGGCTGGTGGCCCAGGGCGAAGTGCGGCGCACCGCCACGCTGGATGACACCCCGAGCACGCTGGAGTTGCAGCGCTTCAATCAGTTCCAGGGCCAAATCCTCCGAGAAGGCCTGGCGCTGGGTAACGTGGTTTCGGCGCAGCTGACCTATGCCAACAACCTCGAGCGCATCGAGACCATCCGCTCGGACGGCAAGATCGATGGAGCCGATCCGACGGTCGCCAGCCTCACCGGCAACCTGGAGGTGCGCTTTGCCGACACCACGCTGATCGATGCCGCCACGAACAACACGCCGCTGGAGTTGACCTTCGGCTACGCGATCGATGCCGATCACCGACTGACCTTCATCGCGCACGAGGTGTATCTGCCCAAACCCAAGCTGTCCATCTCCGGGCCCGGCGGCATTCAGGCCACCTTCGAGTGGCAAGCCGCCAAGGCCACCGGCATGGCGCGCATGTTCACCGTCGAACTGGTGAACGACGTTTCTTCTTACTGATCACCCGACCGAGGTTTCTCATGATCAAACTCAATCTCCCGCGTGAGCCGCACTGGATCACGCTGGCTGCTGGCGTGCGCCTGCAGGTGCGTCCGGCCACCACCGCGCTCGTCATGGCCGCGCGCCATGCCGCCTCCAAAGTCGCCGGCACAGATACCGCTGCGGCCGGGGAGCGCACCGCGACGCTCATCACGGAACTGGCCAAGCTGGCTGTGCTGGCTTGGGAAGGTGTGGCCGACGACAAGGGCAAACCGGCTCCTGTCACGCCTGAGGGTGTCGCAGCGCTGATGGAGCACTGGCTGCTGGCTGATGCCTTCGAGCGCGAATACCTCGCCGGCCTCTACGCGCTGGACTCCGAAAAAAACGCCTGAAGGCCCGCACCGCGTGGCACTTCGGTGGCGGGCCGAGCTATTGCAGCGCCTGCCCTGAACCCTGTCCCGAGTGCCCGTACGCCATGAACGCGCCCGAGAGCCTGGAAGGCTGGCAAGCCGCCAGTGCGATTGACATCTGTGCCAGCCAGTTGCGCATGGCGCAGGGCCGTGTGGTGGGGCTCGACCTCAATGCCTGGATGCTGGCTTGCGAGTGCACGGGGCTCGATCGCGCGACGGCAATCGATCTCTTCCCGGCGGTCGAGGCGGGCCTGATGAGCACATTGCAACAAGACACATAGACCCACGATTCACCCGATATCGGATTTCTTCTTCCCATGGCCGAACGCAACCTCTCCATCCGCTTGTCCGTGGTCGACGGCGGCAAGGTCAAAGCCGAGCTGTCCGAGATTGGTGAGAAGGGGGAGCGCTCGCTCAAGAAAATCGAGGCGGCGGCCACACCAGCGTCTGGGGGTCTGAAACTGCTGTCGTCTGCCGCTAACGATGCCAAGTTCCAACTGCAGGCCGCCACCGATCGGCTTGGCGTGCTTGGCTCGGTCCTGGGCAAACTCGGCCCCGCCGGTTTGATGGCGGGCGCCAGCATTGCCGCCTTGGGCGTGGGCATCACCGCCCTGGTCATGCCCGTGGCCCGTGTGGGCGATGAGTTCTTCAAGCTCTCGCAAAAGACCGGTGTCTCGGTTGAAGCGCTCACGGCGCTGGACTACGCCGCCAAGCTCTCGGACGTCAGCACTGAAGGGCTGACCAAGGGGCTGCAGCGCCTGTCTGTTGCGTTGTTTGACAGCCGCTTCGAGGGCGCCGAAGGCAGCAAGGCCTTGCTGGCGCTGGGTGTGGCGGCCACCGACGCCCATGGGCAGATCCGGCCAACCGAGCAGGTCTTGCTGGATCTGGCCGAAAAATTCGCCGACATGCCCGACGGCGCAGACAAGGCGGCCTTGGCCATCAAGCTCTTTGGCCGCGAAGGGTTGAACCTGATCCCCTTCCTCAACCAGGGGCGAGAGGGCATCACCGCGCTGATGGAAGAAGCGCAGCGCCTGGGCCTGGTGATGTCAGAAGACGTGGCGCGTGCGTCTGAAGTCTTCAACGACAACCTCACGCGTCTCTCGGCCATCTTCGAGGGCGTGCAGCGCCAGATCGGCGCGGCCGTCATTCCGGTGCTGGCCGACTTCACCGAGCAGGTGATCCTGGCGCAGACAGAGACGGGCAGCTTCAGCAATGAGCTGCAGCGCATCACGTCCAACCGGGAGGCCACGCTGGCGTTTCTGGAATCCGTCGCCTCGGGCCTGGCCTTCATCGCCGAGTCAGCGGTGCTCTTGAAGCGCGTGATCGCCCAGCCCTTTGACAGCCTGTCGGTGGTGGGCAAGGACATCGAGACCTGGTTCAAGACCGAACTGCTGACCTTCTACAAGAACTATGGGTTCGATGCCCAGGCGATCGATGCCGAAATCGCCAAACTGCAAACGGCACGTGACGACTATGTGCGTGCCGCCAATGACCGGCTATTCAACATCAACCAGAACCCGGGCTATACCGATCGCGTGGCCCGCTTCTTTGACGAGCAGCGTCGCACAGTGCGCGTCATGGGCCAGCGCTTTGTGCTCGACACCGAAGCGCAGGCCCGGGAAGTTCAGGCCATCTACGACCGCTTCCTGCCGACGGTGCCCCGTGCGCCCCGGCCGCCCGCCAATCTGGATCTGAGCGCATTTGCCAGGCCGTCGGCTGCCGCCAAGCCCGATGAGGGCGAGGCCTTCCTCAACCAGCTGCGCACCCGGCTCCTGCGCACCCAGGAAGGCGAAGCGGCGGAGCTGCGTGCGCGCGCCTTGCAGATCGAGGCCAAGGGCTACCAGGGGGTGGCGGCGCAAGCCGAGCAGTACATCCAGGTGCTCGAAGCCATCGAGCGCCAGAAGGAAAAAGACAAAGCCTTCGAGGCCTACGAGAAGGAAGAGGCGGCCGCCCGCAAGATCACCGAGGGGCTGATCGGTGGCAATCGTCAGCGCATCGAAGCCCTGCAACTGCAGCGCGAGATGCTGGATCTGTCGGCGAGCGAACGTGCCGTCCTGCAAGCCCGCAACGAACTCGAAAAGTCCGCCACCGCCGCGCGCAAGGAAGCCAGCCAGATCCAGGACGCCGATCTGCGCGCCCAGACGATCGAAGCCATCAACGATGCACTGGCGCGTCAGCTGCCCATCATGGAAAACCTCATTCGGGCCAACGCCGAATACCAGCGCAGCACCGAGTTCGGCGCCAAGGCGGCGCTGCGCACCTACATCGAGGACGCCACCAATGCCGCCAAGCAGGCCGAACGCGCGGTGACGGGCGCCTTCAAATCCATGGAGGACGCGCTCACCCAGTTTGTGATGACCGGCAAGCTGGACTTCAACAGCCTGGCCAACTCCATCATCAGCGACCTGATCCGCATCCAGATCCAGCGCGCGATCACCTTGCCGCTGGCGAACTTTGCGATGAGCCTGTTTGCGCCGGCGGCCAGTGCCGCGCTGCCTTTGGGCTCCGGTGACCTGATGGGCGTGAACGCCAATATCGCGCACAGCGGGGGCCTGCTCGGTAGCGACGGCCTGCCATCGCGTCAGGTGAGTGCCACCCTGTTTGCCGGTGCGCGTCGTTTCCATACCGGGGGCCTGGTCTCGGGCGAAGTGCCGATCATCGCCCGACAAGGGGAGGCGGTGTTCACGCCGGGGCAATTGCGGGCACTGGGTGGGGCCGTTGCCACCAAACCCCAAGTCCATGTGGAAGTGAACGTGATCAACCGCGCCAGCGGGGTGGAAACCCGCGTCGAGCAACAACAGCAGCCCGATGGCAGCACCCGGCTTGATGTCATCGTCGAACAAATGGAAGCGCGCATGGCCCGGTCGATCTCGCAAGGCTCCGGGCTGGCGCCGACGCTGGAGCGGCGCTACGGATTGAACCCCGCCGCAGGGGCGATGCGATGAACATCACCTGGCCTACAACACTGCCGCTGCCCTCGGTCGAAGGCTATGGCCTGACCCCGCAAGAGGCGGTGTTGCGCACCGACATGGAGTCGGGTCCGGCACGCCAGCGTCGCCGGTTTCGGCAAACGCCCACGCGCATCACCGTGCGCTGGCTGTTCAGCGAGTTCGAGTTTGCCCTGTTCGAGGCTTGGTACAAGTACCACGCCGATGAGGGCGGGCAGTGGTTCGAAATCACCTTGCTCGGCGGCCTGGGTCTCTTGCCCCACGAAGCCCGTTTCACCCGCCAGTTCGAAGCCCAGCTGCGTTCGGCCCGGCGCTGGGACGTCAAGGGCGAGCTGGAAATCCGCGAGCGGCCCACGCTCGATGAAGGCGCGCTCAATCTGATGCTGGAGCTCTCCGCCGACGACCTCTTTGCCATGAGCAGCGAACTGCACCAACTGGTGCACGGCACCTTGCCGGTTCGCTGGCCGGCCTAGCAATACCTGATTCATTCATCCCATTCCTGGAGCCCCCTCTATGAGTCTGCAAACCGATCTGCATCAAGCGGTCGCGCAGGTCACGGCCGACAGTGCCTTGTTGCACACCATCGTGCACGGCACCGCCGCGCAGACCGTGACCACCCAGGGTGGTGCGGTCGCCACCGTGGCCAAGCTGCTGGCGGACGCCGATGCCCGCATCAACCTGGCCGCCGACGGCCTGCTGGCCCAGAGCCAGGCCGCCGCGCAAGACGCGCTCACATCGGCCGAACTCGCCGCCAGCGAAGCCGACCGTGCCCAAGCCTCGGCCGACCAAGGCGTGGCGGACACCACTGCCGTGCTCAACCAGGTGCAGTCCAGCGGCAACCAGATCCTGGTGGACGCCGAAGACGTGCTGCAGCAGGTGATCGCCCGGCTGCTCGCAGTGGGCCTGCCGGACTCCTTGATTGGCGCACGCGGGATGCTGCTGAAGGTCAAGGTCGATGAATCCGGCTACGAGCTGGTCCACACCGCGGCTTTGCCTCGCTTCTATGGGTTCGCGCTTTCCAGCGACGGATCTGAACTGCTGGTGACGGAGGGACGAGATGCCAACTTCAATGCGCAAGACTTCCTGGCTTGGACTCTGGCCGAAGGGGTGACCTTTGCCCTCCATCAAAACGCCCTGGAGGTGCAACTGTGAACCTAGATATATCGGCGCTGGGCTACCGCTGGCGTGGCCTCTACTCGCCATACCTGAGCTATCGGGATGGGGATGTGGTCTTCAAGGAAGGTGGCGCCTGGGTGATGCGCCACGGCCAGCCGCAACCCTTTGCGCTTGGCCAGCAGGATGCAACGCTCAAAGGCCACTTGCTCACCGGTGGGGTTTCGGTCGGTGGCTTTGGCGGCATGGTGCTGCATGCCAACGATCAGGGTGGGATCGAATTCCGCTTTCCGCAGGACCGCAACGGCACGGTGGCGGTGTCCCTCATGCAAACCCTGCAGGACAGCGGTGCGCACTACATGCCGAGCAACTACCACATGATGGCGGTGATGACCGATGGCTCGGTGCGTGGCTGGGGGCGTGCCATCAACGGTCAGCTCGGTGAGGGCAGCACGGCCGACATCTACCGAACCTTCCCGTCCCGCGTGGCCTTCCCATCCGGGACACCGCGCATCGTCAAGGTGCTGGCCAATCGCGCCAACACGTATTACATCGATGCCGAGGGCGGGTTGTGGTTCTCTGGTGACAACACCGGCAATCTGTGTTCTGGCGATGGCATCACAGGAGCCGCCCCGGTGCCGCGACGACTCAATGGGCGCTGCGACATCGGTGAGACCACCCGCATCGTGAATCTGTTTCTGGGCAGCGATTTCTACGCGTACTACCAAGCCATGGCGCTGGACGATCAGGGGCGCGTCTACGCCTGGGGGCACAACCGCTACAACAGCCTGGGACTGGCCAGTTCGTCCAACACCAATGTGGCCACCTTGGTGCCTTTTACCCAGGACGTGCCGATCAAGACCGCCTACCTCAACGGCGCCTACTACGCGGCCAGTCACTTGATCGACTACGACGGCAACTGTTGGGCCAGTGGTCAGTCGGGCGCGGCCTTCCTGGGTGGCGACACCCCGCCACGTCACCTGCGCCTGGATCTGGGCGGGCAGCGTGTGCGCAAGGTCATCAGCAGCGAATTGCGCAACTTCGATGCGGCCGGTGCCGCCCTGGACTACCGGCGCGTGCATGGCTTGATCACCGAGTCCGGCAATCTGTATGTCCAGCACAGCACCCCGGACAACACCGGCATGGGCACCACGGCCGGCTACGCCCAGTCGCTGGTCGACAACCCGCTGTTGACCGGCGTGGCCGACGCTTACTTCGCCAATGGCGGCTATCTGCGGGGCATTGCCTTGATGCAGGACGGCCGCGTCATGGGTCGCGGCTACAGCGGCTACGGATTTGCCTCGGACGCGGGCAACACCACGACCTGGCTGCCCATTGGGGGTGAGCATTTGACCGGTGTCACTAAGCTGCGTGCCACGGCGGGTCGCTATGGCAGCCTGGGGCTGGCCTTGCGTGGCGATGGGCGCCTGGTGGTCTGGGGTCGCAACGAGATTGGCCTGCACGGCAATGGGGTGGCCACCGAGGGGCCCGCGACCGGGTTTGTGCGCAGCGAGCGCCCCCTCATCGACTTCAGCCTCTCGGGCTATGTGGGCTATGGCGCGGGCGATGTGAATGCCGCCGTGCACGCCCTCAACGACCGTGGCCAGGTGCTGTCCTGGGGTGCGGGCAATCAGTGCGGTGACGACGACGGCGATCACTGCTTCAGCCCCTCAATCATCCGCTTTTGACGTTCGTTTCTGAACGTCGCTTCTCAATCAAACACACACACTCTCTGGAGCCAATCATGGGTACCGTTTCATTAGGCAAGATCGCCTTCAGCTGGCGAGGTCCGTATGCCGAGGGCGCAGCCTATGCGCGCCAGGACGTCGTCGGCCATCAGGGCGACAGTTGGGTGTGCCTGGTCGATGGCACGCTCGGGGTACTGCCCGGCAGCGATGCGGCAGTCTGGCAGCTCTTTGCGCAAGGCAGCCTGAACGTGGCTGGCACGGCAGGTGACCTCATCTACTTTGACGGCCAGCAACTCGCGGCCCTGAGCCCCGGGCAGTCTGGGCAGGTCCTCAAAATCGACCAGGCCAGTGGCCTGCCCACCTGGGGCGCGGTGGAAAGCCGCTCGGGCGTGCGCGTCAAGGCCCTGCCGCAGGGGGTGAACACCTCGTACCGCAAAGGGGCCTGCGTCATGGAAGACGGCTCGGTGCGATTCTGGGGTGACAACGGCGCCTACATGCACGGCACGGGGGCCAATGCCGCCGATCGCTCTTACCCTTCGCGGGCCGCCTTCCCCTTCGGTGCCACCCCTATCGAAAAACTTTATCTCGCCTACAGCAGCCTGAGCTGGGCGATCGACGTGGATGGCAAGCTCTGGACCTGGGGCACGGACGGCTACGGCGCCTCGGGAAATGGAACCACGGTGGCCAGCACCGTGCCTTATTGCACCTCGGACAACCCGGCCAACTCGGTCTACGGCCGTCAGGTGGTGGAGGTCGCCAGCCTGCTGAGTACCGAGGGCTATCCATCGACGCTGGTGCGCACGGCCGACGGCAAGGTCCACGCCTGCGGCTACAACGCCTACGGTCAAGTCGGGGTGGGGGACACCGCCAACCGCAGCCACTTGATCGAGGTGCCGCTCTTGAGCGACATCGTCAAGATCGCCGGTGGGCGTGAGCGCTACACCACCTATTACGCCCTCACTGCGTCTGGCCAACTCTATGCCTGGGGCTACAACGCCGAGCAGCAACTCGGCAACGGCGTGACCGCGCAGAACAACATCCCCTTGTTGGTGCCGCACTTTGCCAACAACGGCATCGTGTTGCGCGATGTGGTGGCCGCCTACAAGGGGTGCTTTGCCATCGACGTCGATCACAACCTCTACTACTGGGGCACCCCAGAAAACGGTGTCGGTGGCACGGGAGCTACCACGGTCACAGGCGTGGTGCTGGTCGCCACGAACGTGCGCGATGTCTTCACCGGTGCTGGTGCCAACCCGCAGGCCTTCGTCATCAAGCAGGACGGCTCGGTGTGGGCCAGCGGGCGCAACAACCACGGCAACCTGGGGCTGGGCATCACCACCGATGTGCTCAGTTTCACCGAGGTGTCTGCCTTGCCGCGCACCATCGTCAAAATCGTCTGCGGCGGATCGGCCTCGTTCAACTACGCCTTGTTCCTGACCCAAGCAGGCAGTGTCTACGCCTGTGGCTACAACGGCAACGGCGCACTGGGCCTGGGCGACACGACCAGTCGCAGCCTGCCGGAACTCGTCCCGATCGCCCACCGTAAAGTCGTGGATATTTGCAGTTACGGCTACAGCTCCGAGCAAGGCACGGGGTTTCTGCTCGACGACGGGCAATTGCTGCAGTCGGGCTATGCGGGCGAGTCGCAGTTGCCCGAAGACGATGACGAGGCGAGCTTCGTGCCTTATCCAGTGGTGTTCTGAGCATGCCCAACGCTGCTTTATCTGAAGCGATCAAAGAAGCCTACGCCAGCGCGCCTTCGGACCAGATCATCCTCCATACGCTGGAGTTGCGCCATCCGGCCTTCGTCGACGACGCAGGTCAGTTGGTTGCCATTCGGGTGGTGCGCGACACCGGTGATCTGTGGGCTCGGCTGGAATCTCAAGCCCCGCTGCAAGCCGGCGAGCGTGTGCAGTTCGTGGCCATGGGCTTTGAGTTGGATTTGCCGCCCGTCGACACCATGCCCGTGCCAGAAATCACAGTGACACTCGACAACGTCTCACGCGAAATCGTCCGGCATCTGGATGCGGCGGCCGAGTCGCAGTCGGTGATCGAGGTCACTTACCGGCCGTATCTGTCCACTGATGTGGAAGGGCCGCAGATGGATCCGCCCATCCACCTGGTGCTCACGGAAGTCGAGGCTGACATCTTTCGTATCACTGGTCGGGCGCGCATGCTGGACGTGGGCAACAAGGCGTTTCCGGGCATCAGCTACACCGCCAAGACCTTCCCAGGCTTGACCCGTTGATAGAGGAAATCGGCAAAGTCGCCGTGCTTATGCGCGCGACCCGCGACTGCGCTTGAACGCGCGCAGGGTTTGCGCAGAAAACATCTGGTTGCGCCCCACCACATGGCTGGGGACGAGCTTGCCCGATTGCACATAGCGGCGCAGGGTCGGCACGGAAACTTCCAGATACTCGGCCGCTTCCCAGGTCGAAAAGGGCTCCTGGTGCGTTTCGCCAAACACCTGATCGTGGGTGAAGTCGTCTTCCCGAAAGGCGTTGCTGGCCAGTAGAGAAAAAAACCGAACCCGCTCGGTGCTCGGCATCCGTTTCATCTCGGTGTAGAGGTCCTCGGCAGTGAGCGCGTGGTTCATGGTGTTTCTCCCGTTTGCTTCTCATGTCGCAAATACTGTTTCAGTTCGTCGTAGAAGTTCTCGTGAACGCCGACTTGGTAGAAATCGATGATCAAAAACTCCACGGGCGCGTTCTTGACCGGTGGCCGGTAGGCCATCAGGTATTCCTGCCGGTTGAAGCGGAACTTGTGAACCCGGATGCCGGCCAAGTCGCCCACTTTGAGTTCGCCCACTTCCGGCGCCTCGCACACCACCTCCACCTCATCTTCAATTGCCAGTCGTAAGGGCTTGTGCGCCTTCTTGACGTACTGGGCAAAGGGCCGTTTGAAGTTGGTCTGCATGCGTCGATATTAGTGAAATAGTGATTCCATGTCAAATCAGTTTTGGATCAACATGAGTTCGTCCGTCCACTGGGCAACCCACTACATCGGGCTGCCTTGGCACGCCGGTGCGCGTGGACCAGAAGCGTTCGACTGCTGGGGGCTGTTCCTTGCTATCCAGCGTGACCATTTCGGCCGAGAACTGCCCGAAATCCCGGTCGACGCCAACGACCTGCGCACCGTGATGACCACCTTTCGCGACCACCCGGAGCGGCAACGGTGGGTGGCCGTGGCGCAACCGGCTGAAGGCGATGCCGTGCTGCTGCGTCAATCCCGCTACCCGGTGCATGTCGGTGTGTGGCTGGCAGTCGATGGGGGCGGCGTGCTGCATGCAGTCAAGGATGCGGGGGTCGTCTTCCAGAAACTGCCCGAGCTCCTGCTGCATGGCTGGCGAGTCGAGGGCTTCTATCGATTTGTGGAGTCGTCGTGAGCGAAGCCAATCAGGGCGCAGTGATCTTGCTGCGCAACCCCTTCCAGCCCAGTCAGCGCGAAGTGATGGTGGCCCACCCCGGCCAGACCATCCGTCAGTGGTTGGTCACCCAGGGCATTGCCGAGTTCGACCAGCCCACCGTCTGCATCAAGAACGGCGCACCGGTGCTGCGTGCCGACTGGGCGGTCACGCCCATCGATGGGGTGCTGCTCTTCATCACCTTGCCACAAGGCGGGGGCGGTGGCGGTGGCGGCAAGAACCCCCTGCGCACGGTTCTGATGATCGCGGTGATGGTGGTCGCGACCGTCTATGGCGGCCCCTTGGGCGCCAGCCTGGGATTCAGCGGCAACCTGGCCACAGCGGTCGGTTCGGCCATCATCATGACGGCAGGTTCCGCCTTGGTCAGCGCTCTGGTCCCGCTGCCCACGCCCAATATGCCGTCCTTTGCGGGGTCGGGCGGGAGTCTGGCGCAGCCGTCGCCCACCTACAGCCTGCAAGGTCAGGGCAACTATGCGCGGCTGGCCCAACCCATTCCAGTGATTTATGGTCACCATCTGGTTTATCCAGACCTGGCCGCCACGCCCTATGGCGAATACCAAGGCAACGAGCAGTACCTGCACCAACTGCATTGCATTGGCCTGGGCGAATACGACATCGAGCAACTCCGTATCGAAGACACGCCCATTGCCTCGTTCGAGGAAGTGACCTACCAGATCGTGCCACCCGGCAGTCCGGTCACGCTCTTCAACCCGGATGTGGTGACTACCCCCGAGGTCGCCGGGCAGGAACTGCTGCCCGGCACCTGGACCGGTGGCTTTGCGATCAACCCGGCCGACAGTGAAGTCGCCCATATCGGCATCGACATCCTGTTGCCGCGCGGACTGTATTACGCCAATGACGCCGGCGGCCTGGACAGCCGCAGTGCCAGCTGGAAGGTCGAAGCACGAGCCATCGATGCCGAGGGCGAGCCACTGAACGACTGGTTCACGCTGGGCAGTGAGAGCCTGACCGCTGCTACGACCACGCCGCAGCGGCGTACGTACCTTTATCCCGTCGCTGCGGGGCGATACGAAGTGCGTGCCACGCGCCTGGACACGAAAAGCACCAGTTCCCGTGCCGGGCACGAGGTGCGCTGGGGCGAGGCCCGGGGCTACCTAGCGGGTGGCGTGACCTTCCCAGACAACGTCACGCTGCTCGCCATCCGCATGCGCGCCANCTTCGGAGGCCCGCAATGAGCCCAATCTTCACCACCTTGGCCCCCGGCGTCTTTGAAGCCGGTGCCAAACTGATCGATCGCCTGATCCCCGATCCGGCCCAGCGCGAGCAGGCCAAGCTCGCCTTGTTCCAGGCCGAAGGTCAGCAGGCCTTGCAGGAAATGCAGGTCAGCCTCTCGGCCATCCTGGCCGAAGCCAACTCGGCGGATCCGTGGACNTACGGGGCCAAGCTGCCCGATGCGCGGATCGATCTCGTCGCACTGGCGCAACTGGATCAGGTCTGGGCCAGCCGGGGCGATCAGTTCGATGGCGTCTTTGACCAGCAGGTCACGGTCTGGGAGGCACTGACCCGGGTCGCCCGCTGTGGTCGGGCAGTGCCCTTCCTGCAGGGCGGCATTGTGCGCCTAGTGCGCGATGAGGCCAGAAGCTTACCGGTGGCACTCTTCAGTCCGCGCAACATCGTCAAGAACAGCCTCAAGATCCAGTACGTGATGCCGGGCGAAGAGACGGCGGACGCGGTGACGGTGGAATTCTTCAGCAGCCGCACCTGGAAGCCCGATGAANNNGCACCGCCACGCTGTCCGAGCCTGTCCATTTCACGGATGGGCAGTCGCACATACCGCACACACCACACGTCATGGCCCTGCGCCGACGAGATGGCGGTGTCAGCGGCCCGCATGCGGTGGCACCAGGCAGTGATGCGCAGCAAGTGGTCTTTGCCGACCTGCCCGACATCCCCATCGAAACCGGCCTGTCGGCCGAGCGCACCCATTTTGCCTTCGGGGTGGCCGAGCAATGGAGCCTGCTGGCCCGGGTGATCGCGGTGCGCCCGCGTGGCGAGCAGGTGGAAATCACCTGTGTGGCCGAGCACCCGGCAGTGCACAGCGCCGATGGCAGTGTCGACAGTAGCACCGCCCCAATCTGAAAGGAAAGAAGATGAACGAACCCCACCTGATGGATGGCATGGTGGTCATGCCCCATGACGAATTTGAAACCCTGCTGGAACGTGCCGCCGAGCGTGGGGCGCGTCACGCCTTGTCCGATGTCGGCTTGGATGGCCCCGATGCCGCAAACGACATCCGTGAGCTCAGGAATCTGCTCGACGCCTTCAACGAGGCCAAGAAAACCGCCGGTCTCACGCTGGTCAAGATGCTGGTCACCGGTCTGGTGCTGGCGCTCCTGGCCGGCACCATCGTCAAAATCAAACTCTTCGGAGGCCCGCAATGAGCCCAATCTTCACCACCTTGGCCCCCGGCGTCTTTGAAGCCGGTGCCAAACTGATCGATCGCCTGATCCCCGATCCGGCCCAGCGCGAGCAGGCCAAGCTCGCCTTGTTCCAGGCCGAAGGTCAGCAGGCCTTGCAGGAAATGCAGGTCAGCCTCTCGGCCATCCTGGCCGAAGCCAACTCGGCGGATCCGTGGACCAGTCGGGCACGCCCGACCTTTCTGTACGTGATCTACGGCGTGATCCTGCTGTCGGTGATCGGCAGCATCATCGGCATCTGGTGGCCCGCCGAGGTGTTTCAGGCTGCTGAAAACCTTTCTAAGCTGCTCAATGCTGTGCCGGAAAGCCTATGGTGGCTCTTCGGTGCAGGCTACCTCGGCTACACCGGTGCACGCAGCTTCGACAAATGGCGCGGTGTGCCCAGGTAGGCTACGCCAGCGGCTGCAGCAAACATCATCCATCGACCCCGTCTTCATCCGCTTCCCTCTAGGGAGGCTGCTGAAGGCGGGGTCTTTTGTCGTTTGTGCGAACCAGCCAGCGCCTACCAGTAAACATTGTCGGTAAGCAATGGGGATGGTATACTTGCCATAATAATTTTGAAGCAGTGGCAGGGTGTTTGTGGCCTTTAGGGAGGCTGCGATGTACCCCCCCCCCCCCCGAATTCGGGCGTCTCAGATGGCTGTCTGGGCGTTGCGAGCGGGGGTTTTCACAGGTGGAGGCGGGTTGATGAATCAACTCAATCAGATAGGCATTGGTGTTGTAGCAAATAATGACTTTTTAAAGAGTCACCCCGACCGCGAAACCACTGTCGCGGGTGCGGTAGCTATGCCTGAAAAGGACGCTCTGCACGAAATCAATAATGCCTTGCCCAAGGTCGCAATCCTTCTTTGCACCTACCACGGTCAGCACTACCTCGCTGAGCAACTGGATTCTTTTCAGGCCCAGTCTCACTCAAACTGGGAAGTCTGGGCTTCAGACGACGGATCTAAAGACGATACGCATTCAATCCTCGAGGCCTACCAACAGAAGTGGCCTGCAGGTCGTCTTTCCATCCATTTCGGGCCAGCCGAGGGGTTTGCTGCGAACTTCCTTTCACTGACCTGCAGAGCGAGTATCGAGGCGGATTATTACGCCTATTCTGACCAGGACGATGTATGGGAGTCTGACAAGCTGGAGCGTGCTGTTCGTTGGCTTCAAACTGTTCCTGAGAATATTCCCGCCCTCTACTGCTCGCGAACCCGACTGGTCGATGCCGAAAACAATGAGATCGGTTTGTCCCCGCTCTTTTCCAAGCCACCGAGCTTTGCCAATGCGCTCATGCAAAACATTGGTGGTGGAAATACCATGGTTTTCAACAATGCGGCCCGTGCGCTGCTGCGCGAAGCTGGAGAAGACACTCCAGTGATTACCCATGACTGGTGGGCTTACATGATCGTCTCTGGCTGCGGCGGCAAAGTGTTTTACGACAGCTATCCATCGCTGCGTTATCGGCAGCATGCTGGCAACCTAGGGAACCTCTGAACAAGTCCAACGAACCTGTCAGAATATAAGTTATTGAAAACAGTCCGATCCGAGTGAACCCGATGAGCCAGTTGAGTTTTTCCGAAGCCGAGTACGTTGGCAAACGCAAGAAAACGCGCCGTGAGAAGTTTCTGGCCAAGATGGAGCGTGCGGTGCCGTGGAAGCTCTTTGCCGATCTGGTCGATCCGCATTACCCCAAACCGGGCATCGGTCGTCCACCGTATCCGCTGGAAACGATGCTGCGCATCTACTTCATGCAACTGTGGTTTTCGCTGTCGGACCCGGCCATGGAAGAGACGCTGTACGACAGCTTTTCGATGCGCCAGTTTGCCAAACTGCCTGGAGGTCGTGTGCCGGACGAGACCACCATTTTGAACTTCCGTCATCTGCTCGAGCAGCACAACATTGCCGACCAAGCGCTTGAGGCGGTCAACCTGCTGTTGCAGGATCAAGGCATTCAGGTGCGCAAAGGCACCATTGTGGACGCCACAATTATCGATGCACCCAGCTCGACCAAGAACGCCAGCGGCACGCGGGACCCCGAGATGCATCAGACCAAAAAGGGAAACCAGTGGCACTTTGGGATGAAGGCCCACATTGGGGTTGATCTTCACAGCGGGCTGGTCCACACGGTGGTGGGCACCGCTGCCAATGAGCATGATGTTACTCAGGCGGCTGCGTTGCTGCATGGTGAAGAAACGTTGGCTTTTGGCGATGCCGGTTATCAAGGCGTAGACAAACGACCCGAGCACCAAGGGCGTGACGTAACCTGGCACATTGCCATGCGCCCCGGCAAACGGCGCGCCTTGGGTAACAGCGCAATTGATCGTTTGACGCAAAACATTGAGCGGGCCAAATCCAGTCTTCGAGCCAAGGTTGAGCATCCGTTTCGTGTCATCAAATGCCAATTCGGGTTTCGTAAAGTCAGATTCCGTGGACTGGCCAAGAACACTGCGCATTTGAAAATGTTGTTTACGCTGTCCAATATCTGGATGGCACGCCGCCCGTTGACGGCGGTGGCAGGGTAAGTGCGCCCAAAAAGCGCCAACAGGCCCGAAAACGGGCCTGATCGGGGTGCAAACAACCCGAAAGTGGCGATGATTTGAGCAGTTTTTAACCATTTTTGAATACTTTGGTCATGAGGTCGATTTTTGGATGTTTGAAATCGAGTTCTTCAGACCTTCCCTAGTGGGGATGAATGCCACCTGGGCAGCGCGTTTCAAACGCATACGCATGCTGTGGGAAGGCCGTTTCAAGAACTGGAACGACAGCAACATCGCTGGTTTGCGCAAATTGCAGCACAAGCTCACGCCAGAGAATCGTGAAACGCTGGAGCGCTTTGCTAAGGCTCGTCAGATGAGTTTGATTCCGCGTTTGATTCGCCTGAAACGCAGTGGCATCTATCGCCAAACCTTATTTGGCAATCTGGGCCTGATTGCTGCTGCCATTTTTGGGAAGATTTGAAGCATGACCATTCTCGTCACCGGCGGTGCCGGCTTCATTGGCAGCAATTTCGTGCTCGACTGGCTGGCCCTGTGCGATGAGCCCGTCGTCAACCTCGACAAACTCACCTACGCCGGCAACCTGGAGAACCTGGCCAGCCTGCAGGGCGATGCGCGCCACGTCTTCGTGCAAGGCGACCTGGGTGACCGCACGCTGGTGGACCGCCTGCTGGCCGAGCACCGTCCGCGGGCTGTGCTGCACTTCGCCGCCGAAAGCCACGTGGACCGTTCCATCCACGGCCCCGAGGCCTTCATACAGACCAACATCGTCGGCACCTTCCGCCTGCTCGAAGCGGTGCGTGCTTATTGGTGCGGCTTGCCCGAAGCCGAAAGAAACGCCTTCCGTTTTTTGCACGTGAGCACCGACGAGGTGTACGGCACCCTGTCCAAGGATGATCCGCCGTTTGCGGAAACGAACCCCTACGAGCCCAACAGCCCCTACAGCGCCAGCAAGGCCGCCAGCGACCACCTGGTGCGCGCCTGGCACCACACCTACGGCCTGCCGGTGCTCACCACCAACTGCAGCAACAACTACGGGCCCTACCACTTCCCGGAAAAGCTTATTCCGCTCATGATCGTCAACGCTCTGGCCGGCAAACCGCTGCCGGTTTACGGCGACGGCATGCAAATTCGCGACTGGCTCTACGTCAAAGACCACTGCAGCGCCATCCGCCGCGTGCTGGAAGCCGGGCGCCTGGGCGAGACCTACAACGTGGGTGGCTGGAACGAAAAGCCCAACATCGATATCGTGCACACCGTATGCCAGTTGCTCGACGAATTGCGCCCGCGTGCCGATGGCCAGCCCTACGCCCAACAAATCACCTACGTGACCGATCGCCCTGGCCACGACCGGCGCTACGCCATCGACGCACGCAAGATCGAACGCGAACTGGGCTGGAAGCCCGCCGAAACCTTCGAAACCGGCATCCGCAAGACGGTGCAGTGGTACCTGAGCCACCCCGAATGGGTGCAGCACGTCCAAAGCGGCAGCTACAGGGATTGGGTGCAGAGGCATTATGGCTGA